TCTATATTAAAAAGTTTCTTTGGGTGGCTACTTGATGAAGAATATATCCCTAAGAACCCAGCTAAAAAGTTGAAGCAGACAAAAGAACCAAAGCGATTAAGACATGCTATGACAGAAGAGGAAGTAGAACTTTTAAGACAAGCTTGTAAAACAGATAGAGAAAAGGCACTAGTAGAATTTTTAATATCTACTGGGTGCAGATTATCAGAGGTAGTTGAAGTAAATAAAGGTGATATAAACTGGTATGAGATGTCTTTAAATGTAGTGGGAAAAGGAGATAAGGAACGAAAAGTCTACTTTAGTACAAAAGCTAAAATTTTATTAAAAAAATATTTGCTAGCTAGGCAAGATAATAACCCAGCATTATTTGTTACTTCAAAAAGTCCACATAATAGATTGGGTGGAAGATCCATACAAAGGGAAATTAAAAAGATAGCAAAGAGGGCTGAAATAGATAAGTCTATTTATCCTCATTTATTCAGGCATAGTTTTGCAACTGGGAAGATTAATAGTGGTATGTCACTGCCTGTTTTACAGCACATAATGGGACATGAAAATCCATCAACTACGCAGATATATGCACAATTAAGCGAAGAGAATATTAAACACGAATATAAAAAAGTATCTTAGTAAAATTAAATAGGTGCAAGGGTTAAAGTATATATTTTTGCGCCTTAAATGTACTAATGTATTAGAACTGCATAACATTAAGAGAGGGTGTTATAAGTGGCTAAAAAGCAGATAGAAAATGTCTTGATTGATGGGCAATTAAGTATTTGGGAAATAGATAAGACAATCAAAAAAAGTTATGATAAACCAGTTATAAAATTAGAAAATAAAGAAATAAAAATAGACAATATAGATCAAACAAAAATAATAGCAAAATATAAAACATATGAGAATCTAAATAGAATAATAGGATATGTTGGTGGAGCTTTAGGGATAGAAGTTAAGTATAAAGATAGATTTGAAACAATTTATGTAAATAAAAAAGGTGAAGAAGAGTTTGTAATTAAGAAAAAATCAAGTATTCTGCCTTGGGATAAAGTTATATATTTCAAGGAAGATCTAGAAATAAATAACATACAGAAAGAAAAAATAAAGAAAATAAAAGGACAGGCATTAAAAAGACCAGGAGACGAAAATATAATTTTTAATCAGGGCAGTAAAGTAATGAGCGTTATAGAAAATGGATGGGTATTAGAATATGACAATATAAAGATAGCAGAGCTAGAAAAATATAAAAAAATAAATGTAAATAATACAAACCAAGATTTAAAAAAGACTTTGAAACTAGGAAACATAGTGGAGACGGAGTATAGAAATGAGATTATAAAGGGGAAAGTAACCCATATTTATAATGGAGGATACACTTGCAATATAATTGATGAAAATAGATATATAACTATCCCTGTATGTGGGATTAGGCAGGTGATAGCTTGAGTTGGATAGATGAAATACTAGATAGAGCATTAGAGAATGTTAAAGAGTACTTAAAAGAAAAAGACAAGCCTTTAAAAAGATATAAAAAAAGAGTTAAGAATAGAAACATCTTATATAAGAAAAGGATGAAACTAGGTATGGTAAAAAGAAAAGTAAGAGGTGGTAATCATGGAGGAAAATAAAAAAAGATTCATGGATTATGCAAATTTAAGATTAAGGCAAAAAGAATATAGGAAAAGATTATTATATGCAGATATTACAGACTTAAGGGTTAAGAGTATTGAGAAATCAAGGGGGGGGAGGAAAAAAGGACAATTTTAGGAGGGAGTATTGTGTTAGATAAAATATTTGGAGCTATTGCAATATTAACCTTTATATGGTTAGTGGCATTTAAAAAGATAGATAAAGAAGAAAATTTAATTGTGAATATTGTAGTGAGAGTGATGTTTGTGGCATAAAGAAAGGAGCAACAAAGAACTATGATGAATAAAAAAATTTATGAGAGATATAAAAAGAATGTAGAGAATGATTTGAGGAATTATCCGTATTGGCTGTTAGCAATAGAAACACCAGGTTTAGGTTCTCCAAATAGGTGGGGGACAAATAAAGCAGAATGGATATTCTCATACAAGCACTGTAGAAGAAGATATGTTAAGGGATATGGAAAAGAGTTGGAAGGTTGATGTAATAACTAAAGTATTAGGTCAGATAGATCCTACAAGTAAAAAAATAATTGAAGAGTGGTATTTTAGAGATATTATGACAAGAGAAGAAATACAAGAGAGCTTAAATTTAGATAAAAATAAGTTTTATTACTATAGGAATAGGACTTTAAAAAAATTTATGGCAGCTCTAAATTATATTTAATAAATAAAAAGTTAGAAAAAATCAAGAAAAATTAAAGAAAAAAACAATGCAACGAAAGGAAATGTAATATATTATATGATATAAGGGTTAAAAGCCCACGTAGGGGGGGTTTTATCGTACAGTAAGGCAACTGCAAAATAAAAAAATAAAAATATATTGTGTATATGTACTAAAAGCATTTAGCCAGTAGTTATTGTATGTAACTACTGGCTAAGCGTTTTGCATATAGCTCTTTAATAAGGAGGGTAATAACTATGGAAGTGTATTGTAATAAGTGTAATAAAGACTTTGAAATAAAAGCTAAAGAGAAAAAATATGCAGATGGGATAAGAGAACTTTATTTTAAATGTCCATACTGCAAAGAAAGATATACATCATTTTTTACAGATAAAAGTATAAGACAAAAACAAAAGAAAATGAGAAAATTACATGAACAATATGGTAAAGAAACAGACGAGCATAAAACAATAGAATTACTTAAACAAATAGATGACTTTAAGGCGGAGATAGGTAATGATATGAATAAGTTAAAGAATAGAATGTTAAGCACTCGATAGGGTGCTTTTTTATTAAGTACTTACCTTATGTAAATGCGAAAGGATGTGCTGAGTATGTATACAAGTTACAAATGTATCTGTTGCAATAAAGAATTTGTTTTATTAACAGAAGAATTAGAATCCACAAAAGGATACTTAGTATGTCCCTATTGCAGCAGTAGGAAAGTTAAGAAAGAGAAAGTAAGTGATATTCTTAAAGAGTGCATGAGTGAACGAAGTTATAAAAGAATTAAAGGTGTATTAAGGCAGGTGAGATAGTTGGGGATAAAAAGGCCTGCTAAACCAATTACTAGTACAACTAAAGTTTTAGATATACAAGACTATCTCAGATATAAAAACCAAAGAGATTATGTATTGTTTGTACTGGGAATTACAACAGGGTATAGAGCAGGTGACTTAGTTAAATTAAAGGTTAGGGATATTAAGGAAGCTTTAAAGAGAAATGAATTTACAATTTATGAAGGAAAGAAAATGAATTGTAAAAACATAAAAGACAGAAATAGAAAACCTAGAACTGTTGAATTACTTCCAAAGGTAGCTAAGATATTAAAACGGTGGATTGAAGGAAAAAAGGATTATGAATATATATTTCAATCCAGGAAAGGTATTAATCAACATATAGGAGTACAGGCGGTAAGTAATATATTAAAAGATGCAGGAGAATATTTCGGTTTACATGATATAACTGCACATAGTATGAGGAAGACATATGCATATAAAATATACATGGAAAGTGATAAAAATATAGTTGCAGTTAAAGAGTTATTAGGACATAGAAGTATAGAAGAAACTAAAAAGTATATAGGATTAGATAAAGAAAAATATCATCAGTATTCAAAATCATTAGAAGAATATATTAGATGATATTTTATTTTTTTATTAGTAAATGTTTAAAAAATTATACAGTAAGTATTGAAGGTATAAAATTAGGTGCATATATTAGAAGTTAATTTTTAGAATGAATGTGCTATTCACATATATAATTAAACATTCAAAAAAGATTCCAAGATAGTTGTGTAGCTTTGAAGTATCAAGGCTTTCAGAGATAATTATTAAAAAATAAGACATTAAAATCAAGGAATTAATATTAAAAATTGAATTGTATCCCCCCCAAAAAACAAACTTAATTGATTATTAAATTAATTGGAAAATATTAATTTAATAAGGGTAATTAATATAAAAAATAAATATTAATTAAGGAGGTATTGTTTTGGGAAGACAACGTAGCCCGAATAGAGATAAAGCATTTCAAATTTATAATAAATATAATGGACACATAACATCCAAAGAAATTGCTAAATTGCTTAATGAAAATATAAACAATATAAATAATTGGAGAGTACAAGATAAATGGAGTAAAAAGCTTAATAAGGTAGGTGCTCCTTTTGGAAATAAAAATGCAGTAGGCAACAAAGGCGGAGGTGCTCCTAAAGGAAATGTAAATAGTTTTAAATATGGAAAGTATACTAAGAGAATTCCATTTGCAGTTAAAAATATTATGGAAGAGTTAGACATAGAAGATCCAATAGAAAAATTATGGAGAAGTATTTGCTTACAAGAAGCTAGAATAATATATATGCAAGATATAATGCACGTTAAAAGCAAAAAAGATATAACTAAAGAATTAAAGAAGACATCTTATGGAGATAAAATGTCTTCAGAAGAATATGAGATTCAGTTTGCATGGGATAAAGAAGCTAATTTAATTAGTACGCAATCCAAGGCACTTAATACATTAGCTAAGTTAATTAAGCAATATGATGAAATGTTACATGCTAATTGGGATACAGTTACAGAGGAACAAAAGCTTAGGGTTGAGAGATTAAAAGTTCAGATACAAAATCCAGAACTAAAGTATAGAAAAGAACAGGATAGTATGAAGTTGGAACTTGAGAAAGAAAGGTTTGAACATACAAAGGCTATGGATGCAATGAAAGTGTGGTGATTAAATGGCTCAGGAGTTTTCAAGAAAGTTTTATAAATCAAAAGAATGGGGGGGAAATTTTAGAAAGATAATATTAGCTGAAAGAGGTCCAGTATGCCAACAATGTAAAAAGATAATTAGAGAATCAAAACACATACAATTACACCATAAAGAAGAACTAACACCTACAAACATAACAGATGTTAATATAACTCTTAATCCAGATAATATAGAGGTTCTTTGCCAAGAATGCCACAATAAACTTCATGGTAGGTGGTGCAAAGGTCAAACAATAAAGAAAAAAGATAAAGGAGTATACATTGTTTATGGTCCACCATTATCAGGTAAAACATCATATGTTCTAGAAAACATGAACAGAGGTGATATTGTAGTTGATATGGACAGATTATATGAAGCAGTTACATTATTACCTAGGTATGATAAGCCAGATAATCTAAAATATAATGTATTATCAATTAGAAATATAATATTAGATAATATTAAAACAAGATATGGAGGGTTTAAGAGTGCTTGGATAGTTGGAGGGTATGCAGATAAATATTCAAGAGAACAACTCACAAGAGAGTTGGGCGCAGAACTTATTTTTATAGATGTAGATAAGGAAGAATGTTTATATAGATTGCGATATTGTAATGACTATAGACAAAATAAAGATGAATGGATTAGTTATATAGAAAAATGGTTTGAGAAATATACTAAGTAACCCCCCCCATAATTTAATTTTTGAGAGAGGCCAAAGGACCGGTGGAGGTACACAACAGAAGCACACAAACCAAAAAAATTGAAAATTGGGAGAGGTTTTCAGAAAAATGGAAAAATCATTAGTATATAAAAGAGAATATGAAAAATTAAAACAAATATTTAATGATGTTGAGGTAAATAAGAAGGAGCTTGTTGAAGGATTAATTCAAGATGCTTCTTTTTTATATGCAGAAAATTATGGTTTAAGGGAATTAATAACAGAAACAGGCATGCTTAAAATAAATCCTGTTAATAAGGCTTTGCAGAAGCAAACAGAAGCAGGCAAACAATATTTAAAAAATATCAATAGTTATGCTGTGATTATAAAATCATTAAATAGCATACTACAGAAAAATGTAGTTGAAGAAGAAGATGCTTTTGATAAATGGATTAAAGAAAAGATGAATGTAGATGAGTAGTAAAAATTTAAAAGCAATTGAAAAGTTAGCAAATAGTGAAATTAATGGTAAACACTCCTGGTTATTAGAGTATTACAATAAATCTGTAACAGGAGAAATTGTTCTAGGTAATGAATTAAAAACTTGTCTTAAAAATCTTATTGAAGATTTATCAGATGATAAATTTATATATGACACTAAAGATGCAGATTTAAGAATTGAATTTATAGAAACATTTTGCAAACATACAAAGTCTCCATTTAATGGTATGCCATTTTTATTAGAGTTGTGGGAAAAAGCAGTAATAGAAGCTTTCTATTCTTTCAAATGGAGAGATACAGGATTAAGAAGGTTTAAAAAGTTAATTCTTTTAGTTGCTAGAAAGAATGGTAAGAGTACATTTTGTGCTGCACTATGCTTTACTGAATTTATGATAGGAAATGCAGGTTCAGATATTATATGCAGTAGTAATGATGATGCACAAGCAGGATTGATATTTGATGAAATTAATAACATGAGAGAAATGTTTGATAAAAAAAGCAAAAGAACTCATAAAAATTTAAAGGGAATATTTAATCTGAAAAATAAGTCAACTATTAAAAAACTTAGTGATAAAACAAGAAATAAAGAAGGTAGGAATATAGAACTTGCAATACTTGATGAAAGTCATGAAATGAAAGACAATGTTATAGCTAAATCTATAGAGCAATCACAAAGTATTAAAGATGAACCAATGTTTATAAACATTACTACAGAAGGGTTTGTAGATGATGGATATTTAGATAAAGAACTTATATATGCAAGGAAAGTACTTAAAAGAGAAATAGAAGACTATACCTTGTTACCTTGGATATATACACAGGATAATGAAACAGAAGTATACCAAGATGAAAAAAGTTGGTTTAAAGCTAATCCAAGCTTAGGTACTGTTAAAAAAATTAGTTATTTAAGAGACCAATTAAAAAAGGCTCAACATGATAAAGCAGAGAGGGTATTTACATTATCTAAAGACTTTAATTTTAAACAAAATAGTAGTCAAGCATGGTTAATGGAAAAAGATATAATAAATGATTTAACTTATAACATTGAAGATTTTATTGGTTCTATAGGTATAGGAGCTGTAGACTTATCTGAAACTACAGATTTGTCTAGTGCAAAGGTTCTTATAAAAAAACCTAATGATAATACAAAATATATATTACAAAAGTATTTTATTCCAGAATCAAAAGTTGAAGAAGGATCAGAGGAAGATAAGAAAAATTATTTAGAATGGGCAAAAGAAGGATTAATTCATATTTGCAGAGGAAATGAAGTTGATTATAGCGATATAGTTATGTGGTTTGTAAGTTTGTACAAAAAATATAATATAAGACTATTTAAAATAGGATATGATAAATGGAATGCAAAATCTTTTGTAAAGGAAATGGAGGATTATGGGTTTGAACTAGAAAAAATAGGACAAGATTTTAACAATTTATCAACTCCTATGAAATTAGTTGAAGCAGATTTAAAAAGTAATTTGATAAATTACAATAAAGATCCTATAGACATATGGTGTTTAAAGAATACAGTAGCAAAAGTTAATCAATATGGGCAAATAATGCCTATAAAACCGAATGATACAGGAACGCAAAGGATTGATGGTGCAGTAACATTAATAATTTTATATGCAACGTATGATAGATTTAGGAGAGAATACTTAGAAATAGTTAGATAGGAGGTGACTTATGGCTTTTAAAAATATATTTAAATTTTTTAAAGAGGTAAAGGTACAAAGAGAATATGCCAAAATGCTTAATGATTCAACACCTATCTTCTCACAATTTGGAGAAGATATATATTCAAGTGATATTGTTCAAAATTGTATTAGATGCATTGTAAGTGAAATAAGTAAATTACAACCTAAGCATATTCGCATTTATGATGGAAAGCAAAATATTATTAATAGTAGTATTAATAGGCTATTAAAATATGGGCCTAATGAAGTAATGACAACTACAGATTTTTTTAGAAAAAATAACTTATCTTAGAGAAATAAATAAAAAATTGCTTTATTTATCCTAAATATAAAAAAATAGATTTAGGGAATGGAACATATAAAAGAGAATATATAGCATTATATCCATTAAATCCTACTTTGGTTGAGTTCTTAGAAGATATGAGCAATAGGATATTTGTTAGATTTACTTTTAAAGGTGGTAGTGATGTTACATTACCATATGATGAAGTAATTCATTGGCGAAAAGATTTTGGAGCTAATGATTTAATGGGAGGGGGGGATGTAAATGGGCAACCTAATAATGAGGCATTATTAAAGTTATTAAAGACAAACGATACCATAATTCAAGGGATTGATAAAGGCATAAAATCATCTTTATCAATTAGAGGATTATTAAAAATAAATACAATGTTATCAGAGGATAAACAAACCAAGGAGCGAGAGGAATTTGAAAAAAAGATTTTAGATGCAAGTAGTGGTATATTGCCAATAGATTTAAAGTCAGAGTATATTCCACTCAATGTAAATCCTAAATTTATAGATAAAGAGACAATGGAATTTATAGATAAAAAAATTCTAAATAATTATGGTGTCTCTTTATCTGTATTAAATGGAGATTTTACAGAGGAACAATATCAAGCTTTTTACGAAAAAACGTTAGAACCAATGATTATAAGTCTTGGTAGAGCTTTTTCAAAAGTATTGTTTACAGCAAGAGAATTAGATTTTGGAAATGAAATTATTTTTTATTCCCAAGGATTAATGTTTACTAATATGAAAAATAAAATAGCAGCAGTAGATGTATTAAGTAGTAGAGGAACTCTTACAGATAATCAAATTTTAGAGATATTTGGATTTCCACCATTTGAGGGTGGAGACGTTAGACATATGTCTTTAAATTATATAAATAGGGATATAGCAGATGCATATCAAATGAGTAAGAGTAAAGTTGTAAAGGAGGCTAAAAATGAATGATGAAAGAGAAAAAAGGCTAGTTGAATTTAGAGCTATAGATAATGATGAAAATAAAATGATTATTGAAGGCTATGCTATTAAATATGACCAACCAGCAACTCATGAGTATGGTAGTTATAAATTTACAGAAACTATAAAAAGAGGTGCTTTGGATAATACAGATATAAAAGATGTGCCACTTAGGTATAATCATAACGATACATTTTGTATAATGGCAAGGACTAGAAATAATAGTTTACAATTAATAAAAGATGATATAGGACTTAAAATAAGAGCAGAATTAATAGATACACAAAGTAACAGAGACATCTATAAATCAATTCAAGAAGGGTTGATTGATAAGATGTCTTTTGCTTTTACAGTAGCAGAAAATGGTGATACTTGGACTTATGGTAAAGATGAAACATTGAGAGAAGTTACAAATATTAATAAATTATTTGATGTAAGTGTAGTGGATACTCCATTTTATGATACAACTTCCGTTTATGCAAGGAGTTTTGAGTTGTTGGAGAACAATTTAAAGCAGCTGGATAGCTTAGACTTACAAAAAAGGAAGTTAGAAATTAAATATAAATATGAAGAAAAGAGGTAATATTAATGGATTTAGAAAAATTATTAAAACAAAAACAAGAACAAAGAAATAACCTTTTAAAGAGTATACAAGGTGCAGAGACAAGAGAAGCATTAGACAAAATAGAATTAGATATAAGAAAAGTAGATATGGAAATAGAAGAATTAAAGGCTAAAATAGAAGCGCAAAAGGACCAAGATCCAGCAGCAAGAAGTTTAGATAATGAACCAGTTGGAGGATTTACTCCAATATCAACATATAAAACAAATTCACAATCAGAACAAAGAAAAAGTGAAGACTTATATGGAACAATGGAGTATAGACAAGCATTTAGAAATTATGTTATAAATGGAACGCCTATACCAGATGAATTTAAACAAGAAGAAAGAGCAGATTCAGTAACAACAGTTGCAGATATAGGGGCTGTAATACCAACAACAATAATGAATAAAGTTATTGAAGATATGACAATAGAAGGGAAAATATTAAGTAGAGTTACCCAAACATCATATCAAGGTGGTGTGGCAATCCCTATTTCAGAAGTAAATCCAGAAGCAATATGGTTAGCAGATGAAAATACGGTATCAGATGAACAAAAAGCTAAAATGGAAGCAAAAGTTACTTTTTCATATCATGTGTTAGAAGCAAAGGTCGCTATAGGATTATTAACATCAACAGTATCATTACCAATATTTGAAGCTACTGTAATTAAGCAATTAAAGAAAGCAATGATAAGAGCTATAGAAACTGCAATTGTAAGTGGTGATGGGAGTGGTAAGCCATTAGGGTTTACAAAAGTTGAATTGCCAACGAAACAAACAATTGATATGACAGTAGAAGATATGGGAACAGTATCAAAGTGGGCAGAAATTGAAGCAAACATTCCAGAAGTAAGTGAAGATAGTGTTATATATGTTATGAGTAAAGCAACTTGGGAAAAATACTTAAATGGAATGACAGACAAAAATGGACAAAAGATAGGATTAGGCAAAATAAATGAAAAGGGGGGGCAAAAAATATTAAATGGTAGAGAAGTATTAACGGTAGATAAATTACCAAGTTTTGATGCAGCAAAGACAGGAGATATATTTGGTGCTGTAATAGATTTAAACAATTATATGTTAAATTCAAACTTAAATATGTATTACAAAAAATACTTCAATGAGGATAAGAATAAATGGATTCATAAAGCTTTAATGATTGCAGATGGTAAAATGGCAGTTGGTAAGGATAGTAAAAATAATTTAGTTGGAGCACAAGGTTTAATTTATCTAAAGAAAAAACATCAGTTTAAAACTAGTGTTTTTAAAAAGGTGATAAAATGATAGTTACTGTTAAGGAAGTTAAAGAATATTTAAAAATTGATGGTGATGAAGAAGATATATACTTAGAAATATTAATAAAAGCAGCAGAAGAATTTATATTTAATGGAACCGGCAAAACATTTGATTCAAATAATAAGTTGGCTAAAATTGTAGCGTTATTTTTAATTGGAGATATGCACGAAAATAGAACAATGACAACTGAAAAAGTAGGGACTAAAGTTAGAGAAATAGTTACAATGATATTAATTCAACTAGCTTATTAAGAGGTGAAATATGAATTTTGCTAAATTAGATAAAAGAATTAAATTTATAGTTATAGGGGGATGGCATAGATGATGATGGATACCCAATAAAAGAAGAAAAGCCTATTCGAGATTGTTGGGCAAGTGTAAAAGGACTTAAAGGTAGAACATTTTATGCTGCAGCTCAAACTCAAAGTGAAAATAATAAAATATTTAAGTGTAGATACTTTATAGGTCTTACAGAAGATATGTTAATTAAATACAATAAAAAGCTTTATGATATTAAATCTATAAATGATATTGAAGAAAAACACATTGAATATGAAATACATGCAAGTGTGGTGAGTTCTAGTGGCTAGTATGGAATTAGATGGAATGGATAACTTAATTAGAAAAATAGAAGATATGGGCAAGGCTGGAACTAGAATAGAAAATAAAGCTCTAAAAAAAGCTGGAGAATTAATTGTAGAAGAAGCTAAAAATAATGTTCCGTTTAGAAAAGGGAAACTTAAAGAAGGGTTAAAAGTATCTGGTGTTCGTAAAAAGAATGGAAATAAATTTGTTTTGGCCGGAATACAAAAAGGAGATAATTCTAAAATATTTTATGGAAAGTTTTTGGAGTTTGGTACAAGCAAAATGAAGGCACGTCCATTTATGGCTCCAGCCTACGAATCTAAAAAAGAAGAAGTTAAAGAAATAATAAAACAAGAATTAAGAAATGCTTTAAATTTAGAATAAAAGTTTAGGGATAACAAGGTATTTACTATATTAAAGAAAAACTTTTTTCTCAAATTTTAGTAGAAAGGGGCTGCTAGTTTTGTGAGCATAAACAAATTAATTATAGATACATTACAGCCTTTAGGCATCCCTGTAAAATTTCAAACTTATGAAGGTAAAGAAACTACTTATATAACTTTTTTTACGTATTTAGAACAGGGTGAAGAGTATTCAGACGATTTAGAAGAAGATACTGGATTTTATGTGCAGATAGATTTATGGTCTAAAGGTAATTTAGAAAAATTAAAAATAGACACAACAAAATTATTAAATGCGAATGGATTTATAAAAAGAACAATTCACGATGCACCATATGAACCCGATACTAAAATTTATCATAAAGTATTGAGGTTCTTTTTTAATGTTAAAAATGAGGAGGATGAATAATTATGAGAGAAATAGGATTTAGGAAACCAACTGTAGCACCAGTAACAGATAATACAGAAGAAACATATACAGCTGGGGGGGAGTTAGTTAGATTAGGCAGAGGACTAGAATGTAAAATAGATAGGAAACAGGATAAAGTTGAATGGGAGAGTGACGATACAGTTGAGAAAGTAATATACGGAGATCCCGCTTATGATGTAACAATAACAATAAATGAGCTAACAGATAAAGTTAAATGTACTTTATTCGGAGGAGAAATAATAAAGGGCGTATATGTACCACCAGCAATAGTGTTCCTCAAGAAGTTGCTTACCTAGATGAAGTGCTTAGAGATGAAGGCACGTATAAGAAAAGATGCTTATATGTAGGAACTTTCTCCTTACCTTCAGACGATAATAAAACTAAAACTAAAAAACCAGATTCAAAGGGTGTTCAATTAAAAGGAACATTCTATAGAAGATTAAAAGATGGTTTGCCAGAGATAACTTTAGATGGGGGCAGAACCAGATAGAGATAAGGAATTAGAAAAGACTTGGTTTACCAAAGTGCCGGAACCACCAAAAAAAGATACAGTACAAGAATAATTTATTAAATGATTTTTAGGAGGATTAATATATGGAAATAACATTAAAAACAGATGATAAGGATAAAACTTTTATAGCACCATTTATAGGTGCTCGAATGTTAAAAAGGTCATTAGGTTTAAGTAAAAAATTTCAAGGTGGAATGGATGAATCTATTATGGATGAAATTGCTACATATTTAGTAGATGTTTATGGAAAGCAATTTACAATGGACGAATTATATGATGGATTCCCAGCTAAAAAGTTTTTCAATAAGGCATTCGAAGATTTGAATGAAGTAATAGGAAGTTTGGAAGAGAAAGTAAAAAACTAAGTACTGGGGAAGAGGAAGGTGAAGGTACTCTTACCCCCCCAGAAGAATTTATGCTAGATCTATATAGTGATCTTATCGATAAAGGATGGACCATGACTGATATAGATAATATGGATATATTTTATTATTTCGATATATTAGCTTATAAAATTAAAACAGAAAAAAATAAACAGGAAGGTAATACATTAAAGGGCCTTCCTGAAGATGATTAAAGACTAGGAACTATTCCTAGTCTTTTTATTTTAAAGGAAAGGAGGTAGATGGATGGCTGAAGATGTAGGAAGTTTAGTTGTTAAAGTAGCTATGGATAATAGTTCTTTTCAGCAAGGTGTACAAAACTTAAATAGATCTATGAAAGTGATTCAAAGCGAATTTAAAAATGCAACATCTGGACTTAAAGATCATGGAAATGGTATAGATGGGCTTAAATCTAAGCAAGAAATGCTTAGTAAATCTATAGATGTTCAAGAGAAAATAGTACAAAAATATAAAGATAAACTAAAAGAGAGTAAAGATACTTTAAGTAAAAATGCAGAAGCGCAAGCTAAATTAAAAGAAAAAGTAGATAGTTCTAAAAAGTCTTATGAAGAAAGTAAACAAACTTTAGGTGAAAACAATACTAAAACTAAAGAATTAAAACAAGCCTATGAAAATTTAAGCACTGAATATTCTAAGAATGAGGAAAAACTACGGAATAATGTTAGAGCAGTTGATAATTGGGCAACAAAAGCTAATAATGCTGAAGCTAAATTAAAAGGAATGAAAAGTTCACTTTCTAATGTGAGTAAAGAAATAAACAAGCAAGAGAGTGCATGGAATAAAATTTCAAAAAAACTTGATAGCATAGGTGAAAAATTTCAAACCGTAGGGAAAAAAATGGAATCTGTAGGCAAGGACATGAGTGCAAAGATAAGTGCTCCAATAGCAGGAATAGGAGTACTAGCTTCTAAAATTGGAATGGATTTTGAAGCTAGTATGTCTAATGTGTCTGCTCTAAGTGGTAATACAGGAAAGGACTTAAAACAATTAGAAACAGCAGCAAGAGATGCTGGAGCTAGTACTAGTAAAAGTGCAAAAGATGCAGCAGATGCGCTAGGGTATATGGCGTTGGCTGGGTACGATAATAAACAGATGATGGAAGCGTTAATGCCGGTACTTAGGTTAAGTGAAGCTGGTAACCTTGATCTTGCTAGAACTTCTGACTTAGTAACGGATTCCTTAAGCTCACTAGGCAAAAGCACGAAAGACTTACCAGTATACTTGGACCAAGTTGCTAAGACAGCTGCAAGTAGTAATACAAATATAGATGCACTTATGGAAGGATTAATTGTTTGTGGTGGTACAGTTAAAAATTTGAATGTACCTTTAGATGAAGCAAACACGCTCTTAGGAACATTAGCGAATAGAGGTATTAAAGGTTCAGAAGCAGGTAATAGTTTTAACTCTATATTGATAAACTTAACGAGTGGGGGCTGGACAAGCAGGCGAAGCAATGGAAAAGCTTGGGTTAAAGGCTTTTGATAGTAATGGTAAATTTAAAGGTGTAACAAATGTGCTTTTAGAACTTAAAGAAAAGACTAAAGATATGACAGAAGAAAATCGTAATATGTATCTTAGTATGATAGGTGGTAAAACACAACTTACAACTTTACAGGCTTTACTATCTGGTGTTGGAGAAGAATATGGAGATTTAAGAGGAAAGATACAAGATAGCAAGGGTGCTCTAAATGATATGGCCATAACTATGCAAGAAAATAACAAAGGTTCTATTACACAACTTAAGAGTGCTTTAGAAGAGCTAGGGATTAAAATATATGATATATTAAAGCCTAAAATTGCAGCTATAACTCAAAAGCTACAAGAATGGACTAATAAATTAAATAGTTTAACTCCAGCACAGCAACAAACTATAGTTAAAATAGCTGGTATGGTAGCAGCTATGGGTCCTCTATTGTTAATAGGAGGTAAGTTAGCTAAAGGTATCGGCAATATTTGCAAGGCATTTAGTACAGTTAGTGGAGCGATAGCGGTTGCAAAAACAGGAGCAGAGGCAGCAACTCCGGCTATAGGTGCATTAGCTAAAGTATTTGCACTTTTAAATCTTAAAATCATATTAATTGCAGCAGCAATCGGTGGCCTTATCTATGTAGGTAAAAAAGTTTATGATTACTTTAGTTCAGATTGTGTTAAATCAGTAGATTTATTTGCGGATAAAACTGAAAAAACAGCACAAAGAGTTAAAGCAGCGAATGGTAAAATGGTAACTGTTTATGGACAAACTACAAATAAAATTTCAGAAGGAACTAAAAAGGCCGTAGGTTCTTATATGGAACTAGATAAGGAATCTAGTAAGTCGCTCATGAATTTAAACGCTAACAGCACAAAGTTTACAGATGATGCAAAGAAGAATGTAATAAATAATTTCAATGAAATGAGTAAAAAATCTAGTAATTATAGTAAAGAAGCAAAAGATAAAATGGTATTAGATTTTAAGGATCTAGCAAATAATACAGGGCTCTTACAGAGCAGAATAAGAATAATATTCTAAATAAATATACAAGTATGGTAAATGGGTGCAAAAATTTAACAGATAAGCAAAAACAAGATACTATTAAAAAGTTTAAAACTACATTAGAACAATCAACTGCTATAACAGAACAACAAAAAAATAATTTAATATCTAAATATAAACAAATGGGCGATCAAATTAATGCTGGATATGATAAACAATATAAGGATAGAACAACGAAATTACAAAAATTCTTTACTACTACAAACGCTCTAGATAATAAAGAAAAACAATCAATTCTTCAGAAAGAAAAAAAATATAATGATCAAAAAAAGCTAGTGTAAATGAGTATAGTAAAAAAATACAGGATATATTACAAAATGCTAGTAATAAAAAGAAATCTTTAACAGAAGATGAAGTGCAACAAATTAGTAAATATCAAGAACTTATGAAAGATAATGCCATTAAATCTCTATCTGAAAGTGAAACAGAATCCAAGGTCATAATGGAGAGAATTAAAAGTTACAACGGTAGGATGAGTGCCGAACAGGCTTCAGATGTCATTAAAAATGCAGAAACTCAAAGGGTTAAATCAGTAGATGAAGCTAATAAACAATTTTTAGAAACTAAAACCAATATTGAAAACATGCGTGATGTTACGCATAGCATAAGTAAAGAACAGGCGGATAAACTTATAGAGGAAGCAGAAAAACAAAGAGATGGAAGTGTTAAAAAAGCTGGAGAATTAAAACAAGGCGTTGTAACAAAAATAAAAGAAATGAATTCTGATGTTATAAAAGATGTTGATACTTCAGATGGACATATAAAAACTACTTGGGAAAAAACAAAAGAAACCGTTTCTACTAAAGCACAGGAAATGAAAAATGCTGTAGTTACTGCTTTTGAACAAAAGAAAAAACAGATAAGTGATAAATGTACAGAAATAAAAAGCACTGTATCTACCAAATGGAATGAAATAGTAGAGTGGTTTAACACACTTCCAAGTAGGCTTAGAGAAAAAGCGCATAATATGTTCGAAGCCATGAAGCAAGGAATAAATGAAAAAATGGCAAGTGTGAAACAAAGTGCTACAGATATTGGAGAAAATATTAAAAATGCCTTTAATAATATCCCACAGGCAATGCTGACTATTGGACATGACATAATGGAAGGTCTTAAAAATGGAATTAGAAATAAAATAGAATCTGTAAAAGAAGCCGCGAATGAAGCAGCTAGAGCGGTAGAGGAAAAAGTTAAAAGTGCTTTAGGCATACATTCTCCATCCAGAGTTATGATGGAGTTAGGTAAATATGCTAGCCAAGGACTGGCATTAGGTATATTAGAGGATTTAGACAAAGTAGAAAAGGCAGCTAACTTAGCAGCTCAAACTATTAAAGATATAACAGAAGGTAAGCTATCAGATGTAAAAATAAAAACTAATACTAATGATAGAGAAATGAAAGATAGATTAGCAAGGCAATTAAATTGGGGGGGTGCTAATAATAAAGCAGAGTATCAGAAGTATTTGGAATTTATAAATAAACTTAATAAAGAAGAGGTAGAACAAAGTAAAGAATACCTCAAGGAAGATTATGAAACCCGTGTTAAAAGTCTTGATGATAGATTAAGAATACTTAAAAATGAAAATAACCTAGAATTGCAAGCAGAAAAGGCGAGAATAGATGCTCAGATAGCTTATTATCAAAATCTACAAAGAAACACTAAAGATAAAAATGCTAAATCCAATTATGCTAATCAAATAGCTAGTTTAAGGCAATATCAAAAGCAGGTATTAAATACAACTAAAGCAAACCAAAACGCTCAAATAAGTAGTTTGGAAAGGTCTAAGAAAGCGTTAGAAGAGTATTACAAAGACGGCTTAAATTTATTAGATAAAAGAGAAAGAGATGTTAAAAAGTCTTTAAAAATTGAAGAAAACGCATTCAAAGATTTAATGATTACTTATGATACAGCAATTAAGACTTTAAATATAAAAACAGGGGGGGATCTGGTAAAAGATTTAGAAAATCAAGAAGCTATAGTAGTTGTCCAAAGTAAAAAAGTGGAGGATTTAAGAAATAGGTATGAAGATTTAGCATACACATTTGGAACGACAGCGGATGAAACTGTAAAGGCTAGGGAAGAATTTGAAAAAGCTCGTATAGAGTTAGAAAATATGGCTAACACAGTTTCAGAAGCTAGTAAAAAAATAGCTGATGATATAAATAAATTTCAAAAAACAATTATGGATGCCTTAAAGGAACGATATACAAGTGAACTGCAATTACAGGAAGAATCTATAAATACTGAAATTAAGAATTTAGAAAAATGGAAAGATGAATCTATAGAAAGAATAAATACAGTATATGATACAAAAATTAAGGCTATTGATGATGAACTAAAAGCCTTAGATGAAGCTGAAAAAGAAAAGGAAAGACAAGAGAAAGATAATGAAGATTTAGATAAAATAAATAAATTGAAACTTGCTATTGAATATGAACATGATGAATTTAACAAAGAACAATTAGAAAAAGAGTTGGAAAGAGCTATAAATGATAGAAATGATAGATTAGAAAAACAGGCTTTAGAGGACAAGAAACAAGCATTAAAAAATCAGAAGGATACATTAGAAGAGAAAAAGAAAAATGAAGTTAAAAATATAACGGACATATATAACCTTGAAAAGGCTTCACATGAAAATAGATTAACAGAATTAAAGAAGTTTTATGATGAAAGAACCAGAGAAGCTAATTTACAAGCAGAAGCAGAAAAGATGATTATGGATAAAAACCAGAAGGATATTATAGATTTACTATATAGTTATAGTAAAGATTATTTAATGGCAGGAAGTACATTAGGAGAGCAACTTGTACAAGGGTTTAAGCCTAAGATACAAGAAATCAAGGACATGATAGCTAGTATAAATAAAGAAATAGCTAGCGCTAGAGAAAATGCATTACAACTACAAAGTGCAGCTAAGAGCGTTACTAATAATAATGTAACCAATAATGCTAATAAAACTAATAATTTTAATGTTAATGTACAAGGATATAGTGCTAGCAGAGATATAGAAAGTACAATAAATAGGTTGGCATTTACTGTTTAAGGAGGGAGCTACATGCAAAAATTAAATATAATAAATAGCAATGGTAAAGAGCTTATATTAAGTAGCTCCAAGCCTTTTATATTTATAAGTATAGGAAACACTGCAAATAATAGCGCTAATATATACAGTTCCAGTGGAGCAGGCCAAGATGGTATAAGTATAAATGCTGTAACAATAAAAGAAAAATTATTACCTATAGTTGGTGGCATAATGGTGGAAAGCAAAAAAGATTTGCATAGAAAAAGGGCTTTTTTAAGCTCTTTTTTTAATCCAAAAAATATATTTTCTATAACCTATAAAGATGATGCTAAAACTAGAAAGATATTTGGAAAAGTACAAGATATAACATTCAAGGATGTTGTAGGAGTTACACAAGAGTTTTTGGTGCAGATACTTTGTCCTAATCCATATTGGAGAGAGTTAGAAGAATATAAAACAACTCTAGCAATATGGGAAGGTGATTTTGAATTCCCTTTGGAAATTCCAGAAGAAGGGATAGAGATGGGTCATAGAGTTAGTAATCTTATTTGTAATATAAAAAATATTGGTGATGTTGAATGCGGTATGAGAATACAATTTAAAGCACTTGCTACTGTAGTAAATCCTTCATTGTTTAATGTTAACACTAGGAAATATATAAAGATAAATAAAACATTAAGTGCTGGAGATGTGTTGGAAATTGTTACAGATGTTGATAATATACGTATTGAGCTAATTAAAAGCAATAATATCAGAGAAAATGTACTCAATTGGATTGATTTAGATAGTGATTTTCTACAGTTGCAAGTAGGAGACAACATTTTTAGGTATGATGCTGAAAAAGGAATTGATAACTTAGAACTTGTAATTTATCATAATCCTTTATATTTGGGGGGGGTGTAGATTATTAAATTTATTAGAATATTAGATAAAGATATAAATTTATTAGGTATTATAGATTCTTACGAGAGTTTCAATATTACTAGGCGATTCTATAGTTATGGTGAATTTGAATTAAGGGTAAGTGCTAATAAAACTCACGTAGATAAGCTGATAAAAAATAATCTTATATTACTAGGAAAAGATTATAACAAAGTATGCATAATACTTCATAGAGAATTTGATTATCAGAATGGAATAGAAGATACTGATACACTTCTAATAAAAGGTATAACATTACAAGGGTTAGCTAAAAGAAAACGAATAGTTCCGCCAATAGATATGGATTTTGATAGTTGTGAAGGTAGTCAGGAAACAATAATGAAGTATTTTATAAATAAAAATTGTATTAATCCAGCAGATTCTAAAAGAAAAATTTATAATCTAATACTTGCAGAAGATAAAAAAAGAGGAGTAAATGATCGTTGGCGTAGTTCTTATGAAAACCTAGCTGATAAATTAAAAACTATAGGTGAATATAGCAAGCTTGGTTGGAACATTGTACTAGATCATAAGCAAAAGAAATTTATATTTGATGTAATACAAGGGAAAAACTTAACAGTTAATCAAAACACTAGCCCTCCAGTTATTTTTCGTTCTGATTTTAATAATATTTTTACAAGACATTATATAGAAAGTATAATAAATAGCTCTAATGTAGCTTATACAGGTACTAGAGAAGATAAAAATAAAATAGTCTTACAAATAGGTGAGGCTACAGGATTTGAGAGAATGGAAACTTTTGTGGATTGTAATTCGGATGATGTAGAAGAAATAAAACAAACAGGCAAAACTAAATTACAAGAGTTTAAGGAAATTAAAACATTTGAATTAGATGTTAATCCTAATAGAAATTTTTATTATGAAAAAGATTATGATTTAGGAGATATAGTTACTATACAAGATAGGAAACTAAAAGTTACTATGGATAGTCAAATTACTGAAATAATAGAGCAGTATGGTAAAGAAGGATTAAAGCTAAAAATTACTTTTGGTAGTAGTATTCCTACGTTACTAGCTACTATAAAAAGGATGGTGAGATAATGGAGAAAAGTTTTGTATTTAATAGTATAAATGGAGATAGAAAATATAAATCAGAAGATTTTGCATCTTACTTTGCCAGCTTCATTGGAGATGGTGTATTTCCTAATCCATCAACAGGATTACAAGTAATAGATAATAATGATATGTCTGTAGCTGTACAAGCTGGTAAAGGATGGATAAAGGGATATTTTTATCAAAATACAGATGATTTTATATTAAAGATAGATTTAGCAGATAGTTTATTAAATAGAATAGATAGAGTTGTTTTAAGGTTAGATTATAACAAGAGGGCAGTTAATTTATTTATTAAAAAGGGTACTTTTGCGAGTAGCCCAGTTGCTCCGTTACTACAAAGAGATGCTGATATATACGAATTAGGGCTTGCGGATGTATATGTAAGAGCAGGAGTTATAAGTATAATTCAAAGTAATATAACAGATTTGCGTTTAGATAGTACTTATTGTGGTATCGTTCATGGAACAGTAGACCAGGTAGATGTAACTACTATATTTAATCAATATACTACAAAATTTAAATTAAAAGAAGAAGAATTTGAAACAGAATTTGAAGAATGGATTGAACAATTAAAAGATGTTTTAGAGGGCGATGTAGCAGGTAATCTATTAAATTTAATTAATACAAATAAAGATAATATAGATAAACTACAGAAGACTACAACTTCACAATTGGCTGATATTGCGACAGATATAAAAAATATTGATTTAAGTGCTGATAAAATTACACTGGATAGTTCTAATCTAAAATCTAAAAATGTAAAAGGTGCTTTAGAAGAACTTTTTACTTCTGGCAATAATGTAAAATCTAATACTGTAGACGCATTATTGCAAGTTGATAAAAGTCTACAGATAAGTAAAAATAATAACTGGGATGATATAATTGATAGCATCAAAAAGATAAAATTAGGTAAAAAATGGGCTTATGGATATATAAATGATAAAAGTCAATATGATAAATGGGATTCATATCGTGGTGGCGAATTTTATCTTGATTTTTAGATTTTAAACCAAGTATTATATTTATGCATAATAATCGTGATAGTGTAGCACTTAAAGCACCAGGAATTAATTATCATTCAATTACAGATGATGACATAAGACAGAATAGTGAATATATATATTATTTACATTGTGGGTTTCATACTATAGATGTAGACTGGTATGCATTTGAATAAAAAGAGGTGATTTGATTATGAATTATGGAAAAAGAATAATTTTTGATAAACAAACTGGATTTATAATAAATAAATATATAAATATAGAAGGAGATATAAATAAAAAATGTAGACCTAATGAAATAGATTTTATAGATGTAGCATTCAATGGTACATCATTAGAAAATGCGGAAGAATACCATGTAGATATTAATACTAAAGAAATAGTTATAGATAAATATAAAGAACATACAGAGACACAAGAAGAGAAATTAATAAGAGAAAAACAAGAATTAGAAAATCAATTACTTTTAGCAGAAAATAAAAATTTAGGAGGTATTTTATAATATGATTAATGAAATAGTAGTAAGAATAATAGCTGAAAGGATAATAACTAAAGGAGAGAATCCTTTAAGGAAAAGACCTTTTCAACTTGATGATGTAACTAATGAGGAATATAGAAAAGCTGTAGAAGATTATATAATAACCAATACAGCAGATGTTACAGGGGGGGTAGAAGAAGTTACACAATAGATATATAAGACGACACAAATAAATAATTTATAAAGGCAAAGTAGACACCAAATAGGTGTTTTTATTTTGCTTATTTTTAAATCACTGGAGGTGTAATGTGGAATTAAAAGTCTGCGAAGAAAAACATAAGAGGATAGAGGAAAAAATTAATGTTCATGATATTAGGCTTAATGACCATTCAAAGAGAATTGATAAAATAGAACAAAGCCAATCCAGGACAGATGCTAAAATGGAGAATCTTTGTGATCAATTAAAGCAACTTGTATCTGTTTTGAAATGGTATGTAGGATTAACAGTAGGAGGCTTAGTAAGCTTTTTTTTATATGCAATTCAACATAATATTTTTAAGTAGAAAGGTAGGTGTGTAAATGAAATTTTTAGAGCAATTTCTACAGATAAAAAAAATAATAGCATTACTAACTACTATAGTATTTTGCATTTTAAGTACAAAGGGGGGGAATCTATCAAGTACAGAATTTCTTTCCGTATTTACATTAATAATAGGATTTTATTTTGGACAATCTAGTGCTAGACAGGCAGTAAAAGAAAGTAAAGAGCAGGATTAAGCCTGTTCTTTTTTTATATTAAATTTTAGGAGGAATGTTTTATGTTATTTAATTTAAATCCAGGACACACATTAACAGGTGGAGATGTAGGAACTAGAGGTATAAATGGATTAAAAGAAGAAGTATTAACAAGGCAATTAGTAGGGGGGGAAATAGATAAGGAATTAAGGGGTAGAGGACATAGCACTAACATATGTAGAGTAGATTATGCATCAACATTACAAGAAAGTTTAAATAAACAAGTAGCTTTATGTAATTCAGTAAATGCAGATTTAAATATTTGCATACATTTTAATACTACAGTGGGTGGCTATGGATCAGAAGTATATACTTATAGTGGTAAGTATTTAGTAGAAGCAGATAGAGTATTAAAGCAATTAAATAATTTAGGTTTTAGAAATAGAGGAATTAAAGACCAACCCTTGGCATTAACTAAAAGAACTAAAGCCAAAACAATTTATATAGAAGTATGTTTTATAGATAGTTCTGGAGATGTAGCCATACTTAATAAATATGGAATGAATGGAATTGCTAAAGCAATAGTAAATGGTGTTTTAGGGACATCCTCTAATGTAACACCTGCACCAAGCAAACCATCTAATAACGATAATGGCTGGATCAATTTAGATGGTAAAATAGGTACTATATGTACTCCAAGTGGAGTAAATGTAAGAGAAAAGAAATCTACAAGTGCTAAAATATTAGGTGCTTTACCTAATGGTGCAAAAGTACAATTATATAGGAAAGAAGGAAATTGGATACACATCTATTATCCTCAACATGGGGGGGGATATGTATATGCTAAATATATAAGATATTAAGTTTAAAGGTACTTCTATAATGGGAGTACTTCTTTTTTTTATTATTTAAAGGAATTTTTTAACATTTATAGAATATTAAATATAAAGTCTTCTCAATAGGTTAATTATAGAAATCCCTCATAATACAAAAGAACCCTGTTTATTAGGGTTCTTTTTTGTGAAATTTTCTATATTGGTGCTAAGTATTGGTCTATTTTTATTATATCCAAATGCAGAAAAGTTAATCCAGGGAAATTATTTTTCCTTAGTTTTATAATCAGTATATAATTTTTCTATAAACTCACCCATGGAGCAATTGAGGTCTAAAACTTCTTTTTTCATTTTAAGCTTTATATCTTTATCTATCAATACTGTTAATTTTTCTCTATTCTCATTTTTAGATTGTTTTTTATTCATCTAATCACCCCCCCTAATAAACTTATAAATTAATTATACTATAAAAACAATTGAAAGTATATAAAAAAACATTGACTTATACGGTAAAATGATTTAATATAAAAATATAACGTTTATACGGCAGAATGATTTATACGAATAAAATAAGGAGTGGGTTAAATGAAAAAGGTGGTTATAAGTTTATTAACAGGTATATTAATAGGAGCTTCAACCCGTTTTATAGGGATTGCTAGAGCAATAACTCCAGCCGAGGACAATGGAAAAGAAAATGGATATTATATGTATTGCCTAGATAGAGCAAAACCTGTTTGGGTTCAATTGGATAAAGTAAAAGAAGGGGGGGAAAAATTTCTTTATTTATCTAATTTAAAGAACAATACAGTTATTAAGTTAGCAAAAATAAATTAAAAATAAAAGAGGCAGCTTCTTAAATGAAGCGGCCTCTTTTTAGCTACTTGTAACAATATGTACAATGTTTGAACTTTATGTAAAAATATTATATATCAACATGGAATATATTTCATTTGATAGAAAATTTAAGGGGGGGGATGTTACATGGAATCGCTTACGATTATTTTATTTTTAATTGGGTGTATTGGAGTAATTGCTTCAATTATATTAATTATTAAAAATACTATTAAAAAGCAAGATAATAAAAGGAATAAAAAAATATTAATAGGATCTATTGTGTTATCAATAATAGCGTTTATTGCAGTTCCTACCAAATCTGACACTAAGAAAGATGTAAAAACAAGTAATGAAGTTACAACAGACAATAAAAGTATCTTAAGTTCAAAAGATAAAGAATTATTGAAAAAGCACTATGAAGATTTTTATACTGCACAAAGAACTCAATTTGCAGAAATAGAAGAAAAATATAAAAAAATGAATACAAAAGAAAAAGAAAGCATTAAAGCAGATTATGAAAGACTATTAAAAGAGCAGGATATTCAAGTTAAAAAATGGGCAGAGGAAGATAAAAAGAAAGCTGAAGAAGCTAAAGCAGCCGAAGCTAAAAAATGGAATGATTTTGTAAATAAAAATAGTAAAGAATTATCAGCAGGTGAACATACTGTAGGCAGTCATATAGATGCAGGAGCTTATGATGTTACTTTTAATGGTTCAGGCAATTTTAATATTTATTCAGCAGATGGTTCATTATTAACTAATGAAATAGGCGGTAATGATTTAGGAATTGATAAATATAGAATAATATTAACACAATCTAATAAAATAAAAATTTCAAGTATGAGTGTTAATATGAAACCAATAAAAAGAAGTTTAGCACCTTATAAAGAAACAAGTATTTATTCTGGTTATTGGATTTGTGGGCAAGACATAACAGAAGGAAGATATAAAGCTATGGTTGAAAGTGGCCAAGGGAATTTTATAATATATGGAAAGTCTGGAGAAGCAAAAACAAATGAGATATTAGGCGGAGATATAGGAGTTAATGAAGTAATTATAGATTTAGAAGATGGAGATATAATAAATGTAGCAGGATTAAAAAGTGTAAAATTAGTGCCCGAAAAATAAGTACTATATTTAACATAAAAAACTCTAAAGGATGACCTTTAGAGTTTTTTATGTTAAAAATTTTATTTACGATTAATATAATCTATAACCATATGTATACAATATACATATGGTTAAATATATATTTACCGTAATTTCAGCAGTTCATAATCCACACGTGATTAATTCGACCGATATAACAATACTATAGTTATTAATACTTTATAAATAATATTATTAATATATATACTAACTACCACAAATAACTAGTATTATATACCTAAAGGTATACTATAAAATAATGGTTATTGGTTGTTTTGTCAAGTATAAATTTTTAGATAAAAAAAGATAACCGCTTTTATACTGGTTATCTCTTACCATATTTTTCTTGTAATAAAGTTATAGCTTCATCTAGTAATTTACTTAATGGTATTCTAGTTTCTTTGGATAGTTGTTTTAAACTTTTTAATAAATCTATATCATATGAAGCTGTATATCTTTGACGAGTCTTTAAATCATTATTATTTTTCTTATCATTCATAAGTAAACCTCCAACAGTGTTATATATTTATTATATCATAACTTAACCAAGTTTGGTTATTTTTTTACAAAAACACTTGACTAAGTTTGACTAAGGGTGTATTATTTAGATATAACTTAACTAAGGTTGACTAAACTTTGTCAATAAAAATAAGGAGGCAACAACATGGAAACTAAAGGATTTAGTCAAATAAACAATAAGCTAATATTCGATTTAGATTTATCAGGGAATGCATTTTTGCTTTATGCTAAGATACAACATCATGCGGGTAAAAAAGACTTTAAATTAAATAGAGAGCATATAAAATCCATTAGTGGATATGGAGAAACTGCCTTTAGAAAAGCATGGAAGGAACTAAAAGACAAAGGTATACTTATACAAATTAAAAAAAGAATTAAAGGGAAATTTATTTATGAATATGATTTAAAATTCAAAGTTGAATCTAAAAAACAAAAGAGGGAACAAATAAAAAGTTATTCATCAGTAGAAGAATCACAAAAACCAGTTGATAGTGACGGCAATGATCCAGTAAAAGGACAAATGTATATAGATGATGTTTTAGAGAATAAAGAAGAAAATATAGCACTAGTAGCTAAGGAAACTGGATTTAATAAATTACAAGTTAATGAGCTTTTAAAGGCTGCTAATAATGATGTCGAGAAGGTGCTAGAGTGTTATAAATATGTTTTAAGTCAAAAGGATGTAAAGAATATATTCAACTATGCCAAATGGAGCATCAGAAATAATAAAACCTTAAACAGTATATCTACATCAAATCAAGATAGATTTAATGATTACCCTCAGAGAGATTATAATTTTGTTGCACTTGAGGCGGCATTGTTAGGACATAAAGTTGAAAGCTTATATAATTAGGAGGAGTGAAAATGGATAGAAATGAATCAGTTCTAATTTTTAGATTTACTAAAGATGTGGATTCTCACATTATAGAACTACCTGGGAATTATAATGAGATATTAGGCATTAATAGTGATTTTATTATAATTGGTGGAAAAACAATAGAACTTTTATTAAAAGATAATATTTTAAGTATTTTTATAAAAAATAAATCAGGTGAAGTAATAGCAAAAAAATTTATAAGGGATTTTGAAGCTGATAGTAAATTGGATTTAGTTCAATGGGTTCATGGGAATGATTCGCTTCCAATGTATTTTTGGGGGGCTTAGATAAATAATTTTTAGGAGGATTTTAAAATGAGTAAAATAACAGTGGTGGACTTAGGAAATATAAATATAAAATATGTAGGAGATAGTAAAGGAATGTTTAGTTCCAAAATAACAAATGATTACCAAAGTTATGAAGAAGGTTTCCAAAGAGTAGAATATAATGGAATGAAAACTTATATAGGCGTAGGAGAACTTTCAAGAGAATTTAATAAGGCAGATAGAGAGTATATGGCTCAATTACTTTATTCATTAGCTAAAGCTAATAATGAGCAAACTAAAGAAACTAACATTACATTATTATTACCTATAATACAAATGAAGAATAAAGCTAGATTAATGGAAACTCTTAAAGGTAAAACTTTTAAATTTAAATTTAATGGGATAGATAGAGAAATAAAAATAAATGATTTAATGGTACTCCCAGAGGGATATGCTAGTTACTATAGTTTAGACATTGAAGATAAGAAAGGAGATATATGCATTTTAGATTTAGGATCTAGGACTATTAATATATGTGTTTTGGAAAATGCTAAGATAGTAAAAACTAATACAATTAAGTTAGGATCATTTGATTTCTATTCTAAAATAAAAAGCTTAGAGAATGCTAAAGGTGAGGATTATGTAGAAGAGGATATCCAAAGATTAATAGATAATAAATTAATTAAGGTAGATAGTAAACAGTACATTGAGTTTCTAGGTGATATATTGAATGCAGTAAAGCCATATGTAAACTTAAAAACATATAATACAATATTTACAGGTGGTACAAGCTTAATGCTTAAAGAATACATAGAAAAGCTGCCATTAAATAAATTTAAAGTACATCCAAATGCATTAACTAGCAATGTAGATGGAGCTATGGAAGCTTCTAAAAAGGTGTGGAATAATGGCAATAAGTAAGAATAGTAGAAGGGTACAATTTACACTTAATGCAGATAAACCTAAAGAAAAAGAAATGATAGAATTCCTTGATGGCTGCTTTAATCCTAATGTAGCTATTAAGGAGATTATTTTTAACCATATAGTGAGTAACTGTGAGTATAAGTTACAACAAGTGCCTCAATCAGAAGTATTGCAAAATCACTCAAAGTCACTACAAGTGAGTAATAGTGATGACAAATTAGTAGAAGTGAGTAACGGTGAGGAAAAATTACATGAAGTTAGCGAAATTGAACAAAACGAAATTGAGGAATTAAATAAATTTTTATAAATTAAATTTAAAGCTGACATTTAATGAAAAGATAGTTATATTTAAATAAAACTCTAGAGGGTTAACCTTTAGAGTTTTATTTATACTTTTCTATTACCTTTATTATATCTAGCAGTAATTCTTTATTCTTTTTATTTTCTAAATTCAAATTATATCTTTCTTTTGTTCGCCCTAAAAGATAGTCTAAACTTACATTAAATATGGTAGCAAGCTTAATTAGATTATTTATACTTGGTTCAGTTTCCTCACTTTCGTAGCTAGAAACAGCTTGTCTAGAAACATTTAAAAATTTTCCAAGTTCATTTTGAGTTAATTCTTTTTCTTCTCTTAGTTCTCTAAGTATATCCCCCCCAAACATGTTAAATCCTCCTATAAACTTTTATAAAACAAGTTTATAGCAGTTAATAAATAGATAGCTTTAATTCATTATATTATGTCTTTTTTAGTTTAAAAGGACAGGAAATGTTGACATTGAAAAAATACAAAAATACAGCTATTGGACAAATATTTAATTCCATCGCTAAGTTTTCTATGATATCTACATTAACATTAATCTTATATATAGAGTTGTTCTCTAATTTACTTAAATAGGGTTGAGTTATACCTAATCTATTAGCTAAATCCTTTTGTTTAATTCCTTTATCTACTCGAACAGCCTTTAACATTTGTACCACCTATCTTTTAAAATATAATATATTTAAATTGTACGACAAAATATAACACTAATAAATAAGAAAAATGTGGCAAAAAGTCGGACGATATTCATACCATGAATATTTTTTGTTGTATAATAAATGTGGTAAAAGAAACCATATTATGTATTGCAATGCTAATTTAAACCATAGAACATACGTTCTTGTAATTGGATATATATTCATATATAATTTAATTATGGTAAATAGTAATTATAATATTGATAGGAGATGTAAATATGTCACATCAGAAAAATGAATGCAGAATAACTTTCAGTGGACTTACAGTAAATGAAGCATCTAAATTATTTAAATTAAGCAGATTAGAAATATATGCTATGATAGTTAATAAAAAGATTACCTTTATAAAAACAAATAAAATAATAATACCTAGCTCGGAATTGAAAAAAATTGCCCACATTAAAATATAGGTGGGCAAATGGTGTGCAATAATTATATATTAATAACTTAGAACCTGTATACATATAGGGGGGGTTGAAGAGTTTTATAATAAATATGTAAAGATGAAGCTAGACATGGTTCAGCATTTAGAGGATTATTAAACAGATACTTTAAATAAAATCTATTTGTGATTATAAAAGAGTTATTATTAATTTAGTAACTCTTTTTTAAAATTTCTAAAATTTGATAGTTTTGTTGAAAATATAAAAAATAAAGATAAAAATGTAATTTATGTATTAATTTTTATGCTTGTTAAACGATAACATGAATGTTATTATTATTATTTTAACAAAGTTGGGGGGGGAGAAATACATATGAAAAGTATAAAATCTAAGATAGTAGCAATTATATCTATAGTTTGTATAGTAAGTGTGGCTTTATGTTCTTCTATTAGTTATTATTTTTCTTATAAAGCCATAATGTCAGAATCTACTAATAAAGTTAGTATGGCATCTCAAAAATACTCGGAAATGATAAATGGATGGCTTTCAAGTAAAGCTAAATTAATGGATTCAATGGTTGTAGATTTTCAATATAATAATAAATATGATCAAAAATATATATATGACTATTTTCAAAGTCAATTAAAGAACAATAAAGACGTTATAGGCATGTATGTTGGGTTTGAAGATAAAAAATTCATATCTGGGAATGGTTGGATACCAACTAAAGATTATGATTGTAGGGAAAGAGATTGGTATAAAGAAGCTATTGAAAAAAACGGAATAATATATTCAGCCCCATATATAGACAAAAAGTTTAATAGTATGGTAATAACCGTAGCTAAACCGCTTAAGAAAGATGGAAAAATAATAGGTGTTGTAGGTATGGATGTAGTTGTAGATTATCTCAAAACTTTAGTACAAAAGGCAACACCAGTAAAAATAGTTATGGTTTTTTATTGGATAGTAATAATGATTTCATTGTTCATCCTAATAAAGAATTCCAACCTAAAGATGAAAAAGTAG